AACTTTAGCCATATATAGCTTATCATAGTGATTAAATGGGTTATACCATTCTACATTGTCTCCAATTCCCTTATGATAGTTGCTTATCTTCATCAAAGCAAGATTAGGATAATTACTGTCCACTGCCAATATTCCGATATTCATTGTTTCTTTCTTTTATTCCGTTTCCTATTATCCTCAGATACACACATCTTGCACCATGATGTCTTGATGTGGCGATTTTACTCTGTTATCCTGAATCATATTTGCGATTTATGAACAAACAGCCTTTCTACTGCATGTTTTGTTACAGTTTGATTAATAGATGTTTTCAAAGGTCGTTCCCAGATACACATAAAGTCATCGGGTGCATTATATTCTGAAACAAACACCTGGTTGCCGTCTTGTACTTTCTTTCGACACCATTCCCAAAATTCATCATGATTAATGGAATAGGAGTATTTTTTTACTCCCTTATATGGTGGGTCGCAATAGATTATGCTTTTGTCGGGTATATATAATTTTTTATAATCAGACCATACAAAATCAACCTCTTTTAAGTTCTCAACTTGTGACAAAGTATTCCTTATTTGCTCTGATATGTAATCGCGTTGTCCGCATTTACCACCTACGCTATGCCCGGAATATCCCCCGTCAAAAAAACGTCCGTTAAACGAACCCATGAATCCAACCCAACCTATGTAATCTAAGGCAAAAGCATCTGTATGCCTATTGTAGCACTCTCTCACCTCGTTATAAAGATTTCTTTCAATTCTCACAGGTGGAATCCAGCCGTTGATAAGAGATTTCCACATTGCTATCAGATACGGATTGTTATCATTCGCGATTCTGAAACCATCTACTTTATCAATCATATTACATCCACCGCAAAATGGTTCAACATAACACTGTGCAGGTTTTCGGTCTTTCAGGATTATAGGCAAAATATACTTTGCTATTCTTGATTTGCTTCCCATATATTTCATAAACACCAATTTTAACTTAACACCATTTATCCGGCTCGAAATTTTTCGAGTTTCATAAAACACATCCATATTGTCTTGCTCTGTCTTCCGGTAGTATGTCCGAAAAGAGGTTTGAACGGAATAACAGACAAAACTTCCGCAGCTTTTATCTCACTCTCGTTCCATTTGAAAATGAGTGTTCCGTTAGGCTTTAAGACGCGCATACACTCAGTAAATCCGTCAAGTATGAGTGTCTGCCAGTCTTTTGGCAGTTTACCGTACTTCTTAGCCATCCATGAGGTTTCACCAAGTGTTTTCAGGTGCGGTGGGTCGAATACTACCATGTAGAAAGAATTGTCCTCAAATGGAAGGTTGGTGAAATCGGCTATTACATCCGGCTTTATTTCTATGACCCTTGTCTTGCCTCTGTCCTTGGCCGTAAGTGTTTCTGAACGTTTGTCAACAAATAAAGTAAGTGGGTTATGCTTGTCAAACCAAAACATTCTACTGCCGCAGCAGGCGTCTAATATAATTTTGTCCTCATTATTCATTTTCACTAATTTTTTCTATAGATTCTATTGCCAGGAATATCTCATACATTACTTGTGGCGTATTTCCATACATATCCACCAGCTAATTTCCTTTTCCCTTTACATACATCACAAATATGTGCGGCATTTATCCCAGTGATTCGGGATGCGTCATTTAAAACTTCAAATCTGTTTATCAAATTCCCATCAACCGATAATTGCAATACAGGCTTCCTTGTTTTCTCTATCAATAAAAAATTCCTTTTACCGTAGTTACAATTATACGATTCGCTACACCATTCGAGATTGTCAACATTATTATTGGTTTTTATTTCATCTTTATGGTTTACTTGTGGTAGATTTTTTCTATTTTCTATAAACGCTTTCGCGACAAGCCTATGCACCAAACAAGTCTTCTTTTTCCCTCTTAATATTAAATTAACTTTTAAATATCCATTTGTCGCTATTGTGGGAGATAAAACCTTTCCATGATATATATGATTCCCTAAAAACATACTGACGCTTCTAATACGTCCATGACTACTGACTTCATATCTTCCATCATAACCTTCAATAGTTTTCCATTCTTCCATTTTCTACAATATTTATTGCTCTAAAAATTTCATATATAACCTGTGGTAAAATCGCATTGCCGTATGCCTTTATTGATTCCTGCCGCCACTTTGAAAAGGCAATACCGTCCAATCTGGTGGAAATCCCATCATCTCGGCTACAAACAGGGGATTGAGTAGGGAAGTTTTCCCAATCAGGCGGGCACACAAATGATTCAGTTCTGATGTCCGGGGACTGCCGTCTTTCCGGTCCTTTGCCGTTCCGGGATTGTGGCAACTTGTCGTTGGTGTAGGTAACATTCCGTGGAAATCCATTAGGCTGTTCGGACGATTGCTTCCGTTTCTTCGACTCGCCATCGTTTTTGCACCTGCATTTTTCAAATCCTTCACCTGTTTTGCATGGTGTATGTCGGTAGACATCGGCGTCGGGAGCAGCCCTACCGGATAGAATGTTGTCTTCCCATTTTCGTTGCATACCTTCAACCCCTGCGTCTGCACGGTGGACAACAATTTTCTCTCCGCATTCAACCTTGCATTCATCGCCTCCTCTTTTGTATCGAAAAATCCGAGGTGAATCCTTTTCCTGTTCACATAGATTATCGCATGCCATTTGTTCCGTCCCTTCGGTTTCCTTACTCCTGAACCTTTCTTCCGATTGTGAAGATTTTCCCAATGAGCTAATATCCGAAGATTTTGCTTTCTGTTGTCCGTTTTGCATCTGTTGATATGGTCCACTTCCTCGTTTTCCTTCGGACAGCAAATCAATCTGTGCATCAAGATAGTCTTCCATTTCTTTCCATCTTCTTTCGCTCTGATTGTTCTGTAAACATACCCTGAATTGTTTATCTTCCATTTCCATTGATTCAGAAACGGAAAATCTTCCGAATCTACAAGTATATCCACTCCCGATGTTGTTGTTATTGTCTTGTATTCTTCTCGCAATAAAGAAGACACGGTCCCTTCTGTGCGGCGCTCCGACGGCACAAGCCGGAATAACAACCGGTTGGACGGAATATCCTTCACGTTCAAGGTCGTTACACACTGTTTCGACGACGTATTCCTGCTGATGCAATATTCTTTCTCGGTCAACCTCTCCGAACAGAGATTCTTCACGTCCCAACGCAGTTTCACTGCCGGGTTGTACCATCGAGAGGATTCCAGCAACGTTTTCACCAACAACCCAATCGGGCTGAATCTCCCGTATCGCTCGTAGCATTTCCGGCCAGAGGTAGCGGTCATCTTCCGCTCCCTTTCGCTGTCCGGCGCAAGAAAAAGGCTGGCAGGGGAAACCTCCGGTGAGGACATTGATTTTTCCCCGCCACTCTGTAAAATCTGTTTTCGTGATGTCTTCATAACTTTTGCTGTTTGGAAACCAATAATCAAGTATTTTTCTCCCGAACGGGTTTATTTCACAATGGAACACGTTTTTCCAGCCCATTATCTCGGCGGCTATTTCCGGGCCACCGATGCCGCTAAACAGAGAGCCGTGTGTCAATTCGCTTTTCTTCATTTCCATAATTCAGAACCACTCTTCATTCGCTCCGACCTCTACCGAAAGCCAGTCCATGAGGAGGGTTATAAGGTTATAAATAGGCTTCATCTCACTAAACTTTTATCGCGTTGGCAATATTATCCGCATCCGACAGCTTTCTTACCAGCACATCAAATGCTGCTGTACACCGCTCTGTGTTCATATTGACCGTTTTCCCGATTTTCAAACAGTCGGAAGCAAGGTTCATCATCCTTGTCACATTGGAAAGCTTCAGGTATTCCAACGTAAACCCGTTAAACCGTGAATCTTTCTTCCGAAGCTCTTTAATCCTTTCGTCAAACTGGATGCAGGCGTAATCACATAATGTCCTTGCAAGTTCGAACCTTGCAATCTCTGCGGAATGGGGTACGCCGTTATCGTCAAGAACCTGCTTGAATTGCCAATACAACATATCCACGTGCTTGTTCACTTCTTCCGTATACTTGTCGTTGCAGTCGGCGAAAAACTCGCTCCGGTCTGAACCGATAACGCTGTTTACAGTACGCTCGTATTCCTTTCTTGCCTTATCGGCATCATTCAAATACCGCTTGAATGCCTGTTTGTAATAAGGCGTTCTCTTCATCGCATGCAGACACTCGATAACCTGCCCACAACAGATGTCGTTCGTGAGCAATATGTTGTAGGTGCACAGAACTACAAGACTCTCATATTTGCTGATTATCTGATTTGCCGTGTCGGTGGTCATTGCCTTGCATGTTCTGCCTTGTTCATATTCTTGTTTCTGCTCTCTTTTGCAAGTTCATCAATCATGCGCTGATACTTCCTTGCCACCAACGGGCAACGTATGCGCATTGCATTGTCACGCTGCCATTCCAATTGTTCGATTTTCTTTTCAATCTCTATGTCCATAATTATTTTTTCTTAAAATTCTCACATACCCTTCCGTATCTGCCACAAGCGCACACTCTATGGCTTCTAATTTTACAAAAGCATGAGTTCTCGATAAAGTCTGTGGCGTATGAGCATTGGCGGCAGTGGACGGGGAGAGGGGTTCTTTTTTCTTTGCCATTATGTTCTGTTAGAAAGGCTGTTCTTCTTGGATAGAATCATTCATATTACCAATTGGCACACAATCCAAATCGTAAAATCTGGTTGTTGATGCGTCAAATCCGCATATGAATTTCAATAATCCTATATTACGTCCTTTGGCAATATCAATCATGGCAGTACCTTTTGTGCTTACATTCTTAAATTCATCCGGATAAGGCTTATCTTTTACTTCCGGACGATATATGAGAATTACCACATCGGCAGCTTCCGCTATCTGTCCGCTATCTCTAAGCCGTGCAAGAGTAGGAACCGGATTCAGATTGTCCCTGTTTAATTGGGAAAGGGCAATAATCCATATATCCAAATCTTTTGCCAAGTTCTTCAATCTTCTCGCTACATCACCCATCTGCTGCTCCTTATTAGCACCTTTCATGTTGACATTCAATATTTGCAGGTAGTCAATCACGGCACCGTCAATATCATGCTTTATCTTCATGTAACGGATAGAGGATATAATCGTGTCTATGTTTGATGTACTCCGGTCGTCAAAGTATATGCTTTTCCCTGCAATATTTCCAACCCCTTTGTCAATGGCCTGTATCTGTGAATCGGTAAGTCTCGAATACATGATTTGATTGGCTGGTACTCCACTTTCCATAGAGAGAATACGAGCTGCGATTTGCTCTTTTTTCATTTCCATTGAATACATGGCTATCTTTGCATCCGAACAGGTCGCATTTCGCATCATAGACACTGCCAATGAGGTTTTTCCCTGCGATGTTTCACCTGCAACGATTATCAAATCAGATTTCTGCAATCCTCCGGATTTGGCGTCTATCTTCTCAAATCCTGTTGGTGTTCCAGTCAGTGGCTTGCTGCCGGATAGGTTCTCGTTAATCATTTTGTACACATTTTCAATTCCTTCATTTATCGAAGAAACGGTGGTACTGCTCGATTTGAACAATGAAGCCATATCTTCATTGACCCTTTTTGCCACATCTTCAATATCTTCTGCCTCAGTGTATGAGTTGGAAACAAGATATTGTCCGATTGAATAAAACTTCCTTCGTATGTGTAAATCTTGAAGTCTTGAAGCGTATTGGTAAAGGTCGAATGTATGACACGATACAATATTCATGTATTCAACAATGTCGAACTTTACCCCGTTTTCTTCCAATTTACCCTTTACGAAAACAAGGTCAGCTCTATTCCCTGATGATACAACCTGAAGCACCGCCTTGTATATCTCCGCATGGAGTGGATTATAGAAGCATTCTTCGGTTAAGATGTCCCTTACCATTTCTATGGCATCACGCTCTGCTATGATAGTACCGAGAACGATTTTCTCTGCCTCCTCGTCACGTAATTGTACATTAACTTCCATTTTGATATTCAATTTGTTTTAAGACAGCATAATACAAGACATCCCATTTAGAACGTATGTCTGACCTGCCTTCAATGGTGCGCAATGCGCTTTTAAACATCTCATTCCCGTATTTACCCCGTAGTAGCAAGAACTCTTCCTCGGTAGGCAGCCGCATATTTGAAAAACAATACGGAGCTTGCCTCTTGATGTACGACAAGAATTGGTAGTACCCTCTCTTGTCCTCTTTGACAGACAACAATAACTGTTCGTTCGCCGCCTTATACATGTCCGTTTTGGATTTCCCGAGTTCAATATCCAGCCACCTAACAAAATGAGCCATTCCGTCTTTAGGGCTTTTACAGATTTCTCCCTCATTTTGAAGTTTTTCAAAGAATTTTTTGAGATATTCCTGGAAATGTTCCAGGGTAAAGTCCTGATGTCCGGCAGACCTCTTATTTATTACAACGGTTTCTATCCATGAACCATTGGCGGATAATTCCTCATAACATTCTTTCAGAGGCTTGTCTGATATTTCCGGGAGAAAAGCATCTACTTTATCTCCGTTAGGAGATTCATTAACATTATCATTATCATTAACAGTTAGATTTGTTGCGTCTTGATAGCATTTGTTAGATTTGCTATCATTTGTTAGATTTGTTACATCTTTATTGTAGCGTTTATTCATTGCTTTTTTCCCCGCTTCGCTTCGTTTTGCCACAATATCATTGTACTTGCAGGTATTGTAATCTATTTCTTTTTTAATGAAGGAGAATGCCATTTTAGCCATTGGTTTCAGCTCCAAAATTGTCCCCGATGCAACATACTCAATGATTGCATCGTACACTTCAAGTCTGACCTCCGATGGGTAACCTAATAGTATCTCTTGCCATTCAACATTAAAAATGAAAGATTTCTTTTTTGCTTTTTCTACCATTTTCTTTACTGCTGTAATTGTCGGAAATAAATAAACGCTTTCTATCCATGTATAAATGCAAAATGTTCATCTCCCCGCTTCGGGGACATTTCGGTATATGCTCTATCTCTTTGACAACTTCTTTGATTGAGGGAACTTTAAAGCTATCTTTTATTGTTATCATACATCTTTCAAATAGTCTTCCACCACATTGATAAACTCGTCAAGTGACCGAACAACGACATATTTGGCGCCGATACTTTCAAACTCCTTCTGATAGGCTTTCTGATTCTCCGACTGCCTGCCTGTTTTAGTCTTTAATTCCACCCCACAGAAAGGATAAAACTTATTCGGTATAAGAAGTATCAAATCGGGGAATCCTGCACGAACGCCCATCTGCTTGAACTTTGCTGCTTCGATTGCGTTGCGCTTTCCTCCATTAGGAGCATGAACCAGCCTTTTCTTCCATTTGGGATATTTCAAGTCCCAATATTTAATTATAGATTTTTGGAGAGAATCTTCTAAATGTCTCATATATATTTTACTTTAAGTTCCACATCCACCGGCTTATCTTTCATCATGGAGAAAGCATCGAGTATCCTCTCCTTAGTCAACTGGATAGGTCGGGTCATTATTTCACTTTCTATGTTTTCCAACGGTATTTTCTTTCCGTCATAAGTAATAAGAACCGCAGAAGTTATTACGTAAGGACTCATGTCTTGTATTGTTTCTTTATCTGCCTTGCAATCTTCTTGCTCAGCTTACTTAGACGCTCTGCCTGTTTGCTGTCACCTCCAATATTATGAATGTCTGACTTTCGGTCTTGGATAAGCTTCTGAATGATTACACCTTCGGATTTGGTTATTGTAAGTTTCATTCAATTTGCATTTATGTAGTATGGCATATCATTCGTCTTTTAGTTCAACTCCCAAGCATAATACTTTGTCAGACACACCTACATCATCAAATTCAAGCTCTGAATAACTTGTTTCGTATGGATAAGGATATATCTTACCGTACTTTTTATGCAACTCGATTATGTCTTCATCCGTCAATTTACGTCTAATACGCATTTCTATCTCGTAATCGTCAGAAAGATTTTCAATGACCTTTCTAAGCTGACCTACTGTCTTAATTTTGTCTATTCTCATAATCTTCGCCAATTAAAAGCCCCGAAGCGTATTCTCCGGGGCACAACCATTATTTACTAACCCTTGCCATTTATGTGTGGCTCACATTTATGAGGTGGTAGCAGGACTTGCACCTGCATGATAGGAGTTTTTCTTGGACTTTCACCAAGTAGTTTATTCATTGACATTGCGGTCTATTCGGCATTACCCGTTATTAACTCAGTGGTTTGAATTTTTTTTTACGGCTAACCGTAACACATTGACTTACCAACCTATCTATAAGAGCTTCACTTTAGCGTCTCTCGTTGTTCCGCCATACCACCATTTTTGCCCGCCCAATCTTCACAGACCGGACAGGCAGGTTAACAAATAGTTCCCGGATAGGCGGTCAAGCCACACCGGGATAGTTAACTGTTAGCTGAAATTAAATCACTTAACCCGAACCTTTCACGGGACTTCTGCGTGAGCAGAGGGCGTTTAGTTAATAATTATGGTTATTTGTTAGGGATATACCAATCCGGGATATAATCATTCATTTTTAGCCTCACTTTCTATACTACCGTTCGGAATGACTTTAGGTTTATTTCCGGTCTTATCTATAATAACCGATTTGCCGCCAATTGTGACCTCTGTACACTGTCCCTCTGGGAATCTATTGATAAATCGGGATACTTCTGTATTACTATCATCCTCAGTCTCGTTTGGCTCATACGGATATACATCCATGATGGCGGTTTCCGCTACCGATGCAATTTGGTAGTCGGCCATTGTGCCTTTCATGCCTTCATCCAGATTCTTTACCGCATCACGCAAGTCGGCTGCCTGCACCAATACCTGGGTAGACGTTTTTTTCTCAGCACCGCTTTTCTCGTCCAATGTAATGAAAACCAGCTTGCATTTGAACCAACGGTCGGCAGCTTCCTCTTCGCATGGAAACAGTTCGCTATAGTTGGTACGTTTGATGTCCGATACCGTGAATTCTCCTGAAATAAACGGTGCCATCTCTTCGATGATACGTGCTTCTGCTTCCGTAAAACTGAGTGCATCTACCAGATAAGGTTCGGTAACTTTTTTGTTCATTCCGTTTTCCATTGTTTTTTCATAACGGATTTTACACTCAAACCATGTGTGCATAATTTTCTATTTTAAATAAACGTTTTGTTTCTGTCGATTTCAATCTCCATTAATTGCAATAACCTCTCTTCATCAGGACTTGGAAGATAAACGCCGCATTCGGCACTCGCCCAATTACGAAAACGTTCAATGCTTGTCGTCATTTCCGCTGTATCTAAATCAGTGGAACTACGTAAAACTTCCATTTCTCCCAAAAACTTATCATTAATCCTACGGGTGAATATTGCAGGATTTACTAACTTTTTGTAATAGTTCTGTTTTACGTATTTCAGCGTGTTCCCCGTCTCACAAGCGAAGAAGCCTAAAAGGGTGTGCAGGTATTTGTTCTGCTGCGTTGTCCTCTTAGGCTTCTTTTCCGTCAGTTCCACAATGCAACCCTTTGAGAAGAGATAGTTACATCGTATTTTGAACTGCTCTTTGTGGAGTGGGTTGGATAGGTCGTATTGCATAATATTTTAGAATGGCAAATCATCTTGCGGGGATAATCCCGGAGCTTCCGCAATCTGTTCCGGTGTGGGGCTGCTCTGAACGGGCTTATATTCCTTGAAATCTCCAAAAATATACTGTATGCCTTCTTTGCGTTCTTCTTGTTTTGGGGCACAAGTAATAAAATGGGTATGCCCAAACTGTGAAGGTTCCTTGCGTTCGATAACCGCCACATTTAAATAAATTTTCTCTTTCCCGTCTTTGCATATTACTTTCTTCATTTGCTCACGGGGAATGTCACTAAGACAAATACTTCCTGTTAAAATCATAAAATTAATATTTTAAAGTTGATAAAGTTCTTCTTTCGTTTTCAACAAGTGGTATAGGTTATTTGTATGTATATACTTGCAGAAATCTTCCACTATACCTTGATTATATTTTTCAGACAAATCTGTTCGGATACATTCAATAGGTTCGTAAAGGATAAAACCTGTAGATGTCACATCGGTGAGCATGTTACGTTTATACCCCTCAAACTGAAATAAATCAAAGTAGAAAATGGAACAATCAAAAATATCAAGATAAAAAGTCCACTGGCATGATTTTGTATAATCTTCTGTATGCGGTGTGGAGTACTTGGTTTTAATATCCCGAATTACTTTGGCATATTTTAAATCCGCATAACCATGTACATGTATATCAAAATGTGAAGAATGGTAGTCTTTACCGCCGTGTACCTCATGTTGGGCATCAGGAAATTTATTCCGGTAAAAAATGGCATTTTCAACAGCCTTACTGTTAAACCTGACAATAGCCCCTTCTTGTTCCTGTTCGAATATTCCTCTTCCTACATATGTTGCTTTCCCTGTTTCTACTATCTTATGAAAACAAGAGCCTATTGCCGCATAAGCGTTAGGCTCTTTTATTCCCGCAAGAACATTAAGAAGGCGTTCTTCTGTATCCCATATGGAATGTTTGTCTCTGAAACGCCGAAAGGCTTCTAAGGAAGTGACACTTATTCGATACATAACTATTGCTTTTTGAATGTAATAGCATAAGATGTGGTAGATGAACGCGCAGGCGGGAATATTGCATATATCTCACCGGTTTCTTCATCTATTTCCGTTTTATTGGTATTTACAAGCTTAAGGAAACTTTCACGTTGCTTTATTTTTTCATCCACTTCTTTCTTTTCCTTGTTCAGTTTATCCCAAACAATGTCATTGCATCCTGCAAAATCATATTTCACAGATGTCTCTTTTACTTGAACAACGGCTCCTTTGTATGACGGAGTTTCGCCTTTTCCGTATTTTTCCGTTTCCTTGATTACTGCTTCTCTTATATCATTGTTTTTCAAAAAAAGAGATATGGATTCACCGATGCTTTTCATTTGAATAACGGCTTCTATGGCACTGATTTCTCCATCAAGTACTTTTTGAATAAAAAGGGAAGCTAATTGTTCCTGTTCTGATTTTGTAGCCGGAATTTTGCTAATTGATAATTCTTTACTCATGGTAGGTTATTATTAATTCTGTATTGTTCGTAATTGGCAGATATGATACTTATATCTTCTTGGGCAACCTTGTAACTTTCATTTACAAGGTTTACGAGAGAAAGGCGTTTGCCTTCATTTTTGGCTTTAGTCAAATATTTATATATCCACTCCATCAGCTTCTCGTCGTTAAACTGTTCTTTGTTAAGCAACTTTCGATTGTCTGTAACAGGCGCCGCTTGCATGCTTGTTTGGTTGTATTTTGTCGAATCTTTATCCCAATAAACATCAGCCCCCATTCCTAATGCTTTGCAAGCCACTGATATGGCATCCGTTAAGGCCATTTTGAAACATTCATCCGATGTATAGAGACCGTTTTTCTCATTTGTCACAAATGAAGAACCGCCGATGCCTTGTATAGCCTCGCTCCATTCCCCGTTCATTTTTACAAATAGGTTTATGTGAACGAAACTGGATATTACTCCATTGCCACCATTTTCGTTCCACATTCGGATGATTTCATATTTCCATCCGAAACCACACACTCCAAATTCTTCGGTAAGCCTTTTTATGCGCCACATAGGGTTTATATCAGACATACCTTTCAATCTTCCCGCAGCAATACTTTTTATAGCTTCTTGGGGGACTTTTCTGACGCGGTTGTATAAATCTAAGTTGTTCTCCATAATGTTGATAATTTAACAATATCTTGGCATCCCTTGACTAACGCAAAGAAACATCCTTTCATCTTCGAATTCGTCAGGTGTATAATCATATTGATTACATTCGAGTTCTGCGCGTAACTCCTCAATGTCTTCCTCTATAAGCTGAATGATTTCTTCTTTTGAAGAATAGCCGTATTTGGGAAGATATTCCAAATCACAAGCTTTGACTTCGTTCAGCTCCTTGTACAGTTCTTCAAGTTCATTTTCCATTGTATTGTGTTTTTAAACCGCCCGTACAAGGTTAAAGGAAAGCGGTGCGCACTTCGCTTCTCTCACGGCTTTTAGTACGGTAATAGCACTACCTTTGATGCGGCTGGAATAGGTCAAACCTCTATAATCTCAAATTTCCCTTTTTTGATATATATCTTATGGCTATAGTAATCTTTGACTATTGCGTAATCAGATTCCGGTCTTATATTACCTGTACAATCTTCTACATAGGAGTTGTCGTAGGCTTTCACCGTTGCACTGTCGTAGGCTTTCACCGTTGCACTGTCGTAGGCTTCCACCGTTGCACTGCCGTAGGCTTTCACCGTTGCACTGTCGTAGGCTTTCACCGTTGCACTGCCGCAGGCGTTCACCGTTGCACTGCCGTAGGCTTTCACCGTTGCACTGTCGCAGGCGTTCACCGTTGCACTGTCGTAGGCTTTCACCGTTGCACTGCCGCAGGCGTTCACCGTTGCACTGCCGTAGGCGTTCACCGTTGCACTGCCGCAGGCGTTCACCGTTGCACTGCCGTAGGCGTTCACCGTTGCACTGCCGTAGGCGTTCACCGTTGCACTGCCGCAGGCAAATGAGGCTGTTATAACCTTATGAGTATTCTTGGTATAAATACCGGCTTGCGATAATTCTTCTTCTGTGAAGTTATCTTCCAAATATTCAGCATCGACAATTTTTGCATCCCTCAAAACCCAAAACCAATTTTCAGTAATGGCTTTTAGCAGGTCGGCTTTCGTATTGCTTCTTAGCCCCATTGCGTAGCCGGATTGGCATGCGTCAGCATTTTTAGCGCGGGTTAAGAGTTCTTCTTTTAATTCTTCAAATGTTTTCATATTTATATTGTTATTGATTGGTTTCAATAAAAAGACCGGACTATCTTCACAGACCGCCCGGCTACGACTAAACAAATACTTCATCTGTAGTGAAGATGTTGCGACACCCGGACTCGAACAGGGACGAGTTGTCAAGCTCCACACATCTAAGGTTTGACATTCCTATCATAGAGTGCTGCGTCTACCATTCCACCATGTCGCAGTGTTTCCCGACCAGCACGTGGACGGGACTGTTTATATTAAAAAAATATATCATGAATTATTCACCCTCACGGGCTTATTGAGTAATTTTTAAGAAATCAGGAGAAATCCCATATAAGGGCGTTTTGCCATCCCATTTATCAATAAATTGTTTGTATAAGATTTCTTTCGTCAATCCTCTTGACGTAATTAGAGCCTGTTCTGTCTTTAACTGTTCAAGCTCATTTCGTTTTCTCTGTTCTGCTATTTGCTGGTCTAACACTGAGATATTGGTATTAACCTCATTACGGCTATCAATCTTTTCACGTACTGCTCTTGAAAATTCAAGCTGCGCGGAAAAAGTCAACAATTGAAGCCCTCTTTTCTCAAATTCTTTATCTACTATCTGTTCCAGCCGTTTTTCAAAAAGAAGAGAACCGCCATCAGCCATCAAACTGTCTGTCTTATGTTTCCGGCTTTCTTCTTTTATCAAGTCATAAATACGCGGTTCAAGTATGTTGTCTTCAAGGCTTTGCATAAAACCATCTTTCCCGGATTCCGTATCGGCTTTATCTATATGTTTATTATCGAATACAACATCAACAGCCCTATTTTTTATAACTTTATATGAATAGGTGGGACGTGCATTAAATTCTGTGTTATCGGCAGCTTTCAAAGTGACAGGTTTGGCAAATTCACCTCTTTGGTCAAATAATGGGACTTGAAACAACTCTGTACCCCATTCCCAAGTGGAAACTCTACCCGATACCACCTTGAAATCCTCTTTCCCTTGCTTACCGTAGTTCTCCATCAGAACCCCAGCATAGTTAGGGGCTACTCTTTCGCAAGAAGCGAATACCAATAAGGTCATACAGACCAATGTCAGATTAATCAATCTCTTCATTTTTTAAGTTTTTAATTAGTTTATAAAAAAAATAAATTGTAGTGGCTGATATTACTGCTACACCCAGCCAAGCGTGTAGGTGATTAAAAATCCTGTTCCCAATAGCAATTCCGATAATCAAAAGTGCTATTAATTTGATGTACTTATTCATAATTCTGATTATTTGGTTATTATTGTTCCCGTGAGCGTTCCGATGGTTGCCTTACTACTCTCAAGCATCTATTGAGAGCCACGGGAATTCTCTATTTTAATTCTTGAATTTGTTTCATTATATTAGATACCTCATCTGCATTTACATAACCAATTACATCATCTGTAATTGAGGTATCATAACAAATAGCACCATCTTTAAGGACAGCAACCTCATAAGTATCTATGCCGTTAGAATAGAACATATCTCCTTTTACAACACTTATTCCATAGCCATTATCAAACCGCATTACAGCGTGTTTTGCCTCCATGTATTCCTCACGAAGCGGAGAAGGAAGATGACGTGCCTCCTTGCTAAGAGCATGTGGATTAAATACCAAATCCGTAAATGTTTTTACCTTTCTCATATCATTATTCATTAAGCATTGCTCCCTTTAACGCAACAATACGTGTTTGGCTTTTCAGCGTGCCCGAATTTGACGGGAAGGGAGTATATATAATAAGCGTGTACGGGCGCCTTTCATTACCACCGCATACTTTATACCGATTTAAGACTGTATCGGACGCTTATGTTGTCTTTATGACCTTTGTCTCTTGCGATACGGGCGCCCAAACCGCATACTCTCTACCGTAGGACATTTCGGTGCGAAGAAACAATCACGATAACCAAGCCTATACGGAGTCCCCGCGTTTCCGCTATCCGTAATCCTCGGTTATATTGAAATAAGTCTAAATATCAGATACCTAAACCTTATTTCACATTCAATATGTCAAAGAACTATGTATTTTGCTCCCTCTGCACGACTCGAACGTGCGACCTTCGCTAACCGGAAATTACCGGATACTAAACCTTCGAACAAGTAACCATAGCGATGCTCTGCCTGGCTGAGCTAAGAGGAAGGAGCGTTGTTCACACAACGCGGTTTTAATAGTCAAGGCTGTCGTAATACTGCTTGTTGTTCATATATTCAGATACTACCGCCGACCGTGAGCTGTCGTTTATCCGGCTTCTGATGAAGTCATACTTATCGGAACTCATGCCAGATAATACATCATCGTTGTATTCTACACGGCTGCTGTATATACATCCCGCCATGATTGCTATTATTAGAGCAATTCGAATAGCAAGCCGAGAGGCTCTGTTTAAATCGTAGGTTTTCATATTGGTAATTATTTAGTAATACTATCTTATGTTATTTATGTCGCTTTGGTAGTAGAAAACTTTTTTACCTATTTTGAAATTTTTGAGATACCCGTTTTTATTCCAACGATTCAATGTGCTTCGGGACACGTTTAGGGTTTTTGCAACTTCTTCAAGAGGTATGCGTTTATTGCTCATTGACATATTTCCCATTAACTCTTGTATAGCCTGCTGGATTGATGCATCTATTGCATTCTTCAAGTCCTGTACATTAACTAAGAAAAACTGTTGGCTGGAAGAGTTGCTTCTCATTATTTCCCGAATATCCATAGCTTTATCTCCTTATTCTTTTCTGATTACTTTAAAATATTTGGGTTCTTTCCCCGCCTTTACTTTTTCTTTTTCTAATTTAAAAGAGGCTTTACCTGCTTTTTTTAGATTTGAGGCAGTAACCTTTGTACTGTTATAGTTCATTGGGGGAATTTTAAATATCTCCGTCTCTCCAACTCCAATCGAAAGCAGGGTTTCTCTGACTTTCACCGCTTTAAATATGTTTTTTCTCCTTTTTTTTACGATTTTATTATCCATAACCATTAACTTTGCAGTGGTTAATTAATTAACTGATTGATGATGCAAATATACTACATAAAATATGAATTGCTAATATTTAGTTCTAAAAATATGTAGTATAAAACATTATTTAACAATAGGGAAAAATTATACCTTTATATATGAAGAAAGAAAATAGAAATTGGATAGCGTGGATAGCACTTGGGGTAAGTGGCATTGCAATAATAGTAAGTGTTATTGCAATATGTATTGCATGCCCTCATATTCCGGAGTTAGGTTTTGACTATCAGGGAGTAGTTGTAGGGGTATTGTCGCTTTTAGTTACCACATTGATTGGTTGGAATATCTTCTCTATTATTGATATAAAAAAAATAAGAGATGAATTATTGACAACAAAGGTTAGCTCTGTATTCAATGCCGAAAAGAATAATGCAATAACATGTCATGCTGTATCTGATTATTATTATCATGTGCTATTAAAATCAGACCCTTTAGGTATCGAATATCAATTTCTTTATTACAGAATAAGTGAATTATTTCATGTGTCAAATATAGGAGACATAGAAACTTGTAATGTAATAGTTAAGGTTTTATTAGAAATGATTAAGTCGCCCGAAGATATACATATCTTGCAAAGCTGCAAAGATAGGCTTATTGGGCTGTTATCAATAGTCTCTGAAAAGGAGAAAATAATAAAATACAATGAATTAATGTCAGTAATTGCAAGATTAGGTACTAAGCCCCGTGACAATAAATAGCTATAAAATAGGCATTCGCATATTCATTTGCAGTATATTCTGAAAGTGGTATCATAGTGATAAAGTAAAGCGACCAGCTCCAAAGTTGCGGTTTGGATGGTCTGATTTAACAAAGTTCCGCAACAACTTAGTTCTTTGAATTAGTTATCAATAAGAGAATATAAAATATATATAATCAATATATTAAATTTAAACTTACTCGACAAGGGGCTGGAGGCTCTGCATAGTCTTTCCTTTAGGGATTTTGTCCCTTTTGCTATGCAGGTTAAAACTTCCTCGCGTAAGTACGCCGTTTGTCCCAGCCCGGTCATTAACAAGGTTAACCGGGTTCTCCCGTATTTCGCTTCACTTGCAAGCTGCGCACGCATCGGGATTTAGTCTGCGTCCTACTATTTGCGCTCCCTCCGAGTAGGTTTACTATGCCGTCCGGCGGTATTCTCAAACGGATAACTACGGCATAGAGATATATAAAATATCCGCTTCATCTGCACATGAAACGGATATTCATATATGTTAAACCTCTTGTGAGGGATGTTTAACCAATTTTGTATCGTAGCACGTGCAGGTGTTACGGATGCAAATATACTACATAAAACAAGAAGTATGCAAGAAGGTGAAGAAAAAAATCTTAGCGATTTATCAAAAAGATTTCTTTTGGTGATTTCCGAACAGTATTTAAATTTGAGTGGATACAAATTGAGAAATGCGGGTATTATTTCCAGTCAATCCACTTTAACCAGCATCAAAAAAGGCATTCAACAGCCAAGCAGGAAAACAATTGATTTACTTTGTGAGAAATACGGCGTAGATAAGGCATGGCTTTATACAGGAGTGAGGCAAGATACATCTGAAGTTTCACCAGTATTTTCAGAAAGCGAAGAAAGTGAGCCTTTTACCGTTAATCATAATGGAGTTAAGTTTTATGAAGCTTCTAATGGGTATCGAATGGTGGTAAAGAGAGTTCCTTTTTGTGCTTATGGACGATTTATTAATGAGTGTAATACTCTTGAACCGGATAAAATGGAGTGGGGAGAGGAGTCTTTTGAAGTGCCGCAAGTTGTTCATGGCAAATATTTGGCTTTTGAAGTTAGAGGAGAAAGTATGGATGATGGAACGCGAGATAGTTTTGAAGAAGGGGATACAGTTTTAGTGAGAGAATTGGATAGGCTTCATTGGATAGATGGGGTAAGGTTTAAAGACTATCCTTATTGGATTGTCGTTTTTGACTCGTCAATCCTTATTAAGCAGATTGTATCCCAAGACTTAAAACAAGGGACAATCACCTTTCATTCTCTTAATCCTTCTCCTGAATACTCTGATTTTACTTTGTATATGGATGATATTAGGGCTTTGTATTATGTTCTACAAAAGAAGCCTAAGATTGTAAAATTTTAAATTTGATTGCATTTAATACATTGCCAAATATTTTTTTAGATACTATTTACGAGCAATTTAAAAAACGTATAATTATGAAGAAGATTTTATTACCAATAATAATGTTGCCGATAATGTTATTTACAGCGTGCTCTTCGGATGAGCATATAACAGATACTGAAATTTGGTACATTGCAAGAGAAGATAAGAGTGGGGACAATAAGATTACAGGTACATTTTGCTTTTTTAAAGATGGAGACTATGACCCAACTACATTTGAATACAAAATCAATTCTTCTCCATCAAATGTATGGAAGGATGCTTCCATTAAAACAAAAAGTGGAGAAACGGTAAGGTCTTTTTTTATAGATATTGTCCTAAAAAGTGAAAGAGGTTATGGAGTATATAAATGCGAACCAGGAACGTATTATATAGTAGCATTAGTAAAAAATAAATCATCTAATGATATTTGGAAAGCAACAAAAGTCAATGTCGAAAAGAATAAGGTAGTTGTAATTGACGCAGTATTTAAGGATATGTATATATCCGGATATGTAGGCTGGGAAGAATGATAATTCAGACACTTTCAACGAATTAAAGAACAGGCTGAATAATTTAAGATTATGGAAAATATTTTACTTGTTACTTCAATCATTATTATTATGTTTGGAATATTACAAATAATTCTATTCTTCAAAATATGGGAAATGGCTAATGATGTAAGAAAAATTAAAAATAAAACTGTTAATAGTTTTAATGAAGCTCATAAACAAATTATACTTGGAAATAAAGATAGGGCTTTTGAAATATATCAACGCTTATATGTTGAGGAATTAATTAAGATTTCTGAATTAAAGCTGTAGATACAAGTACAATAATAATAGAAAATTTTGATTAAGGGATAGTTTAATGGCTAAAATATATCATTATACCTCTATTGAAACACTTGCTCTTATTTTGAAATATAAAACAATTCGTTTTAATAGATTAGACCAAGTTGATGATTATGAGGAAGCGTGTTATGGGTCTGGAGATTTGAACCTTCATTTAGGGCAATATTGTTTTGTTTCATGCTGGACAAGAGAGGATAAAGAGAACTTGTCATTATGGAAAATGTATACAGATTACAAAGGTGTTAGAATAGGTATAGATGAAGATATGTTTGTAACATATCATGCTTGGGGAATTAAAACCTATTTTGATACCGAATTTTATAGAATTGGCAAAAATTGCGTTGCAATCTCATTTCAAAATGAGGTAAAATTATATGATGTTAATTATGTTGATAATCCAGAATCAGAAATATATAAACTTGTTGAAGTAAGAAATGGTAATATGGTAAGTACACAAACAGCCCAAATTGGGCTTTATAAAAAGAAAGAATGGGAGTGTCAAAATGAAAGTCGTTTTAAAATAGTTGTATTACCATTTGATGAGAAAATGAAAGTTGATAGTAATGTGACAGGTTTCGAATCATTACTGATATTATTGAATTCGATGCGGTTGTCTATGCTCAAAGAGGTCTCCGTAAATGTTACGAATATAGATATTCCATTGAATGTTAATAAAATAAAAGAGATGGAAGTGATGTGTGGCCCGCAGACTACAGAAGGAGAAAAAGAGATAATAAAAAACTACTTCAAGATTATCCCACAATTGAGATAAAGGATAGTTATTTTGATGGGAAAATACGTAAAAAATGAATATAGATAAAAGTCGTATGTATAGAAGCTATTTGTAGCACTTTTCTTGCAGCCCGCCAGCCCTATTGCTGGCGGGACGTCATAACGTGAACGTTGGTCGAAACCTTAACGTGCGTCTATGCTTGTTTATGTGGCAATACATTTCTTAATTTTTTCTTCATCTCGGCTATCGAGCTATCCAGGGAAGCTATCATTCTCTCATAATCTTTGTGTGATGCAGTTACATTATCTACTATCACATTACCAAGTTCTTCAATAGAGGCGCAAATATTGCCTACAAGTTGTCTGTTTTCTTCCATCGTATAATGTATTAAGTTAATCACCTACGTAATGAGAACCGAAACGCCCTTTGCTGTTATTGGTATAGTAAGCGGATGTCGGGATTGATAAATCATCATAAGCGCTGCGTCTTGCAGGTTCGGCTAAATAAGCTTCCATCGCTTCTTTTTCTGCGTTTATCGCCTCTTCATTAGACACACGCTTCTTTTCGTTAACCCAAGCAAGTTTAAGACAGTCCGCCCAATTCTTTACTCCATGAGTAAGAGAATACAGTTTCATGTACTTCTTAATCTGATGAGCTTCTTTCATTATCTTGCTTAAGTTGTAGCGTTTCATAATCGTTGTTCTTTATTGTTTAACTTTGATGATGCAAAGGTATATTATTTATTATACTTAAACAAGGGGAAGGGTAGGAAAATAATATACTATTAACACTATTTAGTATAGTGATTATTATACGAAACAAGCAAACGAGTATATTTGCATTAGATTTTAAAACAATATATTTATGAGAATCAAAGAATTACTAAAAGAAAAGGGTTTAACCCAGCAAGAATTAGCTGATAAGGTAGGAGTTTCTTATCAATCAATGAAGCAAACGCTTAATGCTCCATCCGTTACTACATCTACACTTGAAAAAATAGCCACCGCCCTAAACGTCCCCATGTGGCAACTGTTCGCATCCCCGGAAGAAATTCAGCCCAAAAGCGATGGATCCTCTATCACGTGCCCGAAATGCGGAAAAAGTATCCACATTAAAGTAGATTGAGTATGAGCAAAACATTTAATATTTATTGTGACGAAAGTACACATCTAAAGAATGACGGTCACCCTTATATGCTTTTGGGGTATGTAAGTATTGCATATCCACAAATAAAGATGGCAAAAGAGCAAATTAAAGCCATTAAAGCAAAACATAATTATGAAGGTGAGTTGAAATGGACTAATGTACATGATGCAACATATCCGATGTATAATGATCTCGTTGACTATTTTTTTATGACAGACATGAAGTTTAGAGTTGTCATTGTGGATAAATCTCAGATAGATGAAACACGCCCTGAGTATACTTTCAATGATTTCTATTTCAGAATGTACTATCAGCTTCTACATCATCTGACCGACATGGAGAATGAATACAATGTGTTTTTCGATATAAAAGACACTTGTAGCCATAATAAACTACATAAACTGCAGGAGATTTTAAAGTGGAATACATCTATTAGGCATTTTCAATTCATACGCTCTCATGAGAGTAGTTTTGTGCAGTTGGCAGATATATTGATGGGAGCCATAAATTATAATCTGCGAATTGAGAAAGGTGATGTAGAAGGTAAGGTTATTGCCAAAAGGAAGATTGTAGATAAAATACGAGAACACGCAAATATCTCATTAAATAAAACCACTCCATTATTTAAGAAAAAATTTAATCTATTCTTTATCTCGTTAAAATAATAACTATGCCCTTCAATTTATTAAAAAAATATCCAGAGTTACTTGAGATCCTACATCTAAATGAATATCAACGCAAAGAGTCTCTTATGAGAATCTATAAAAGAGATATAGAAGATAATCCTAATTTCAAGTTTAGAGAAAAACAAATCTATCCTATCAAATCGGACGGTGAAGCTGATATGGGGCGACAATTTACACATCTTACCTGCGAAGAAGTACAGGAAGAAGATGAGAATGGCAATTTACTCCCAGCAAAACGAGTGTTTGAAAAAGACCGTTCTCAACGGCTGCATTGGATAAATCATCATATTCAAGAATTGGTACCTGAAAACATAGAAGTTTTTAGTGTAACAGAGCGTGACCAAAGGAGACGTTGCGATGTCACAAAAACATATATTTACGATAAGAAAGAGAAATACGTGATAGTTCTTGAATGCCAAAGAAAAAGTTCTTATTACTTATTGACAGCCTATTACCTGAATAAAGAATATGCGGAAAAAAACTTAAAAAAGAAGATGAAGAAACGTTTGTCGAACATTGAATAAAATACGCAGGGCTCAGATTTATATCAAGATAAACCGAGCCCCGAAACTCCTTCTATTTGTAGATGAGCGCTGCAAATATACGCTGATATATTTGAATATACAACAATTTTTGCACCATGATTGTTTATTTAACGTCGCGATATGAAATTAACATAACCATATTTGATGAATAAAGGAACGCTTAGACATTATTCAATCAAAGACACAACTTCTTTCTTTATTTCATCGTCTATCTCCCTATACCGGGCAAAAGCCTTGCTACCTTCCGTGTGCCCTGATAATGAACCGACAAGGTTCGGGTCTTTCACTTTCTTATATAGATTACCTATGAATGTTCTTCTTGCCATGTGAGAGGATGCAACTTCGTTTATCGGCCGTTTCTCCTCCTTGCCAGTGGTCGGATTAAGAACAGTAACCATGCGGGTTATATCGCAACATTTGAATACTTCTTTTATGGCATCATTGTATTTCTGAGCCGAAATAAATGGGAATAGTTTTCTTTTGTCACCTACTTCCTTGTATTTGTTTATAAGGGCTTTTGCGCGCTCATTTAATGGTACACGCACGACAATCGGACGTTCGTCACGTGTCTTGTGTGGAATGTACTCTATGGCTCCGTTGATGATGTTCTCCTCTGTCATTTTCAACAAGTCGGATACCCGGCATCCTATCAGGCATTGAAAAATGAATATATCCCGTTGCGTGGCAAGGTGAGGACGGTTGGATAAATCGAAATCGGCAATATGGTTACGTTCTTCTAGTGTCAGATAGAACGGAGTACCATACTTTTCTGTGGTAACTCTGTTGTATTTGTCAAATGGTCTATTATCCGTTATTCCCTGCTGATTGCACCAATTATAGAAGGCGCGGAGTTTGTTAAACAATGCGCATATTGTATTATTCCCTCTCGGCTGTGGCTTAATATTTTTACGGGCGGCATGCGCTATTGCAGGGAACGCCTCATATATTTGGGGATATTCCTCATAAAGTATATGTTCGTTTCTTAAAAAACTTTCTATATCTTCGAGGGTGTCTGAGTTTATTTTGTCTATATCCAGATTAAACTCTTTTTTTTCATATATAGCAATAAACAGTTCATATCTTTGTAATGCACGAACAAGCACGCGAAAATTCTTATCTCTTACTTCTGATAGTTTCTTTTTCTGGAGGTAAGATTCTATAATGACAAAGAACCCTTCTTTTTGTACTTGGTATTTCTCTGGGTGTATTTGCCTATCTACGAGTTTCTCCAGTTCTTCGCTGCTGATTCCGGGATTGCTGTCATATATGGATAATAATAAATTCTTCCGTTCTGTGATAGCAGTATTTAATCGTACGCGTTCATCTGTTCTTATAACGCTCTTTGATTTGTATTGCTCCCGTTTATCGTCCCATAAAGCAGGCAACACAACAAGCTCTGACTTATGGAATAACTGTACTTTTCTTCCACTGGATATTCGGAACCTTATATTTGCTTCCTTATCCTTTTTGCCTGTTCTAATAAATGCCTTTACTGTTGTCATGGTTTTAATTAATCGGTTGTGCAAATATAGTGTTTTTGCACAACATATATGCAACTTGATAAAACTCAATGCAACATTATGATACAT